GTAGCCGAATAACCACGAAAGTAGGCAAGATGAAACTGAGCAAAAAGCAACAAGAAGCGTTGTTCTCATATGCGCGAGCAGCGCTCGCGGCAGTTGCAGCAGTTGTAGCAACCGGCAATTTCAATGCTGAAGATTTGTTGAAAGCGGCTGTTATTGCAGTTCTTCCGCCAGTGTTGCGTTGGGCAAACCCCAAGGACAAGGCTTTCGGTCGAGGTAGCACCAAGAGGCGATAAATGGATTTGGGAGACCTTCTCAACGAGAAGGAGTGGCGCAAATGCAAGGGTGCGGACACAGGGGACGTTGATGACGCACTTGAAGCGTTTGAGTATTTTTGTTCTACCTACTGGTACATTCGTCACCCTGAGCGGGGGCGCATCAAGTTTGTGTTGCGTGAAGCGCAACTTGAAACTGCACGAAACTGGATGGAACATCGTTACACGATTGTGCTGAAGGCACGCCAGATTGGGTTTTCCACCTTGGCTGCGGCGTTTGTGTTTTGGGAAACATTCTTTTGGTCCGACCGTTTCATCGTGATGTTGTCACGCACAGAACGTGAGGCATCAAAACTGTTGCAGAAAACGAAATACGGCTACAAGATGTTGCCGCAATGGATGAAGGTTCGCGGACCTGATGTGTTGTCCGACAACCAGTTGAAGATGGTGTTTGCTAACGAGTCTTCCATTGAGTCGCTGCCAAGCGGCAACGACCCTGCGCGCGGTGAAGCGGTGTATCGAGTGGTGATTGACGAGATGGCGTTTCTGCCGAACCCTGATGAGGCGTGGGCTTCTATTGAGCCGATTGCTGATGTTGGTGGCCGCGTCATCTGTTTGTCTACCGCTAACGGTGAGGGCAACATTTTTCACAGTTTGTGGGTTGGTTCCCAAACGGGAACCAACAGGTTCGTCGGCATCTTTTTTCCGTGGTCGGCGGGTGAACGCAACCAAGACTGGTATGACGCCAAGCGCCGCGACCTACCCGACTGGCAGTTAGCCCAAGAGTACCCGTCCGACCCCGACGAAGCCTTTATTCGTTCTGGTCGCCCGGTGTTTGATTTGGATGTGTTGCGCAGTTTGGAAATTGTTGAGCCGCATCGCGGCTATTTGCACAAGTTGGCTGGGCGTGGGGTGTACGAGTTTCGTGAGGATGGTGGAGAGTTTTCGGTGTGGGAGTTCCCGGAGTTGGGTGAGGTGTATGTTGTGGGCGCTGACGTTGCTGAGGGTTTGGGTCACGGTGATTATTCGTCTGCGCATGTCATCAACGCTTCTACTGGTGCTGTGGTGGCGCATTGGCACGGACACATTGATGCTGACTTGTTTGGTGAAGAGGCGTTGTATGCGATTGGGTGGTGGTACAACAAAGCGCTTGTGGGCGTGGAGTCCAATAACCACGGTTTGACAACCCTGAAAGGGTTGCAGCGTGTCGGCTACAAGAATCTGTTTAGGCAACGAAGGTTGGGTCAACGGAATCCTACGGTGTCTGAGACGTTGGGTTGGCGTACGACGAGTGTGTCTAAACCGTTGGCTATTGACGAGTTGTCTGCTGCAATTCGTGATGATGCGGTGTGGCTTGGCTGCAAGGAGTCAATTGCTGAGTTGCGTACGTTTGTGCGTGAGGAGAACGGCAAGATGCATGGTTCTCCGCATGATGACAGGGTGATGTCGTTGGCGATTGCGAATCAAATGTTGAAGTATGTTTGGTTGCCTGAGTATCGTTCGTCTGAGGTTTCCAAACCGAATACCCTCAGATGGTGGGAATCAAAGATTGTGCGCGAAAAAAAGCCTGAAAGGGCGTTGATTGGGTCCCACAATGTTAGAAGTAGCACAAGAGGCTAAGGGTGATGCAGAAGATTGTTTGCCAAGAGTGCTCGCGCAATTTTGAGGCTGAGGAATTGCCCCGCCGTGGTGCGGTATGTTTTGGGTGCCACGTAAAGAGCATTCGGCTGGGTTTTACGTATGGGCGTGAGGATTTTCACGGTCCGACGATTCGGGAGCGTCAACGTCAAACAGTTGAGCAAGCCAAGATAAACGGCTACAACGCCGAGCCGGTGACCAACTGGATGTGATGACGTGGAAAATGTTTTGGTTCCGATTGCGGTTGCGGTTATTTCGGGACCAATAGTGGTGATTCTTCAAAAGTTGAGAAAAGAAAATACCCGCCAGCACGCCGAAGGCAGAATTTTGCTTCGGACTGTGGCAAAGAAGGTTGACAAGATTGGTACGAAGTTGGATGAACACATCGGTTGGCACAAAGGCAGGGAAGAGTAATGGCACGGATTTCTAACTACGAACTGTTGAAGCGGTACCGCAACAAGTTGGAGCATTCGCGTCGTTGGCGCAAAGAAGAGAAATACGACGATTTGTGGCAGCGGATGATTGACTTGTATCGCGGCAAGCATCACCGTACCGATATTCGTGAGGACCAGTTGCTGGTCAATATGGCGTTTTCCACCATCAACATTGTTGCCCCGTCTGTGTCGGTGAACCACCCAAAGATTACGGTGAACGCCAAACGCCCCGAAGATGGCGATAAGGCTGTGGTGACCGAGGCGATTCTGAACTATTGGTGGCGTCACTATGACTGCCAGAAAGAGTTCCGTCGTTCGGTGAAAGATTGCCTGATTTTGGGTCACGGCTGGGTCAAGACCGGTTATCGCTATGTTGAAGAAGAGAAGGTTGCGGAAGAGAATTTTGATTCCTTTGATGAGGTGGCGGAGGTTCGTGACGAGAATGTTGCGGAATCTAATCTGATTGTCAAAGAGGACCGCCCGTTCGTTGAACGGGTGTCGCCGTTTGATGTGTTTGTTGACCCAGATGCCACCAGCATGGAAGACGCGCGTTGGATTGCCCAACGTATTCGCCGCCCACTGGAAGATGTGAAGAAGGATAAGCGATACAACTCAACTGCCCGTCAAGAAGCCGCACCGAGCCATTACAGCAAGTGGGGTCAGGATTCGTTCCGTCCGCGCCGTTCACAGGACCCAGCGGATTCTTATGTTGAGGTGTGGGAATGGTATGACATTGACCGTGATACGGTGTCGGTGTTTTGTGACGGGTCGGACAAGTTCCTTGTCGCCCCGAAGAAGATTCCGTTTGCTTTCGGTCAGCCGTTTGTGATGATTCGCAACTATGACGTACCAGAAACCTTCTATCCGATGGGTGAACTGGAAGCCATTGAGCCGCTGCAACACGAGTTGAATCAGACTCGTACACAGATGATGAATCACCGTAAGCGGTTCTCACGCAAATGGCTGTACAAGGAGACTGCGTTTGATACTGACGGTCGTCAGGCGTTGGAGTCCGATGAGGACAATGTGATGGTTCCTGTTATTACGGATGACAACCTTGGCAATGTGATTGCGCCGATGCCAGCGGTCATCAACCCGCCAGAGTTGTATAACCAGTCGGATTTGATTTCCACAGACATGAACCGTGTGTCTGGTGTGAGCGAATATCAGCAGGGTGCGCTGCCTGAGATTCGCCGTACCGCTACGGAGGCTGCGATTGTTCAGGACGCCTCAAATGCGCGCGCAAGCGACAAGTTGTCGATTATTGAACGTGCAATTGGTGAGTGTGGTCGCCGTTTGGTAATGCTTGCACAGCAGTTCATGACTGGTGAGCAGGCGGTGCGTATTGTGGGTTCTGAGGCTCAACCGATGTGGTTGACGTTTGACCGCGACTATATTCAGGGCGAGTTTGATTATGAGGTTGAGGCTGGGTCTACGGCTCCGATGAATGAGTCGTTCCGCAGGCAGCGTGCGCTTCAGATTGTGGATGCGATGGCTCCGTTTGCTGGGGCTGGGATTTTAGACATGGGCAAATTGGCTGCCTACGTGTTGCAGTACGGTTTCGGTATCAAACAGGCGCAAGGGTTCTTGATGCCTGCTGGCGGCATGATGCCGCCTGCCGCTGGCGGTATGCCACCTGAGGGCATGATGCCACCTGAGGGGATGGTGCCCGGTATGGGTGCTGCTGAGGCTGAACCCACTGGCGGCATGCCGATGCCGAGCAATATTCCGCCCGAAATTCTTGCCCAACTTCTGTCATCGGGTGCCCCGCTGCCAAACACCCAGTTGCCAAATCAGCAAATTATGTAGCACCCAGTTCTATGGGTAGAGCAACCGCCGAAGGAGGACTCTGTGAGTAATATCGAAAACACTGTTGATACTGTTGCTGATACACCCCTAGTGGGGCAAGTTGAGGGAACTGGTGAGACAGGTGATGCCCCCGCTGTAGAACCGCGTGAGTATTTTGCTTGGGACGAACACGCTGACAAGCCCGTCAGATTGACTGTTGATGGCGAAGAAATCGAGGTTCCGTTAGCGGAGGCGCTCAACGGTTATCAGCGTCAAGCGGACTATACCCGCAAGACGCAGGAACTTGCTGAGCAACGAAGACAGGTGCAGTTCGCTGCCGCTTTGCAGGAGGCTTTGCAGAACGACCCGAAAAGCACCGTTGAACTGCTTTCACAACATTACGGCGTGAACAGCCAGCAGCCCTCGGAAGAGGAACTGGAAATGATGGACCCCGTAGAAAAGCAGTATCGGCAACTTGAATCTAGGGTTCAAGCATTCGAACAGGAGAAAGCGATGCGAGAACTTGAGAATCAGATTGCGTCTTTGTCAGGAAGATACGGTGAACTTTTTGACGCCAACGAGGTTGTTGCTAAAGCGTTAGCGACTGGCAACACAAACCTTGAAGCGGTGTACAAACAGATTGCTTTTGACCGCATCTACGAACAGACTCGTGGTAGGTCTGCGGCGCAAGCCAAGCAGGCTGAAGACACGAAGAAGATTGTGGAAGCGAAACGGGAAGCGTCTGTGGTGTCCAAGGGGGGTTCGGCAAAAAGTGCAGATGTGTCTTCCAAACCCATCAAAACCATTCGCGATGCCTTCGAATCTGCTAAACGGCAGTTAGAGGGATAGCACAATTTCAACCAAGGAGTAAATCATTATGCCGGGTAACGCCAATTTTGATGCGCTGCTTACAACCACGCTTGCCAACTACCGTTCGCAACTGACGGACAACGTGTTCACTGCACGTCCGCTGACCTATTTCCTCATGGATAAGGGTCGCATCCGCATGTTGAACGGTGGCACGAAGATTGTTGAGCCGCTCATCTACGGACAGAACAACACGGTCGGGTCCTACTCGGGCTACGACTCGCTGAGCCTCGCCCCGCAAGAGGGCATCTCGGCTGCTGAGTATGAATGGAAGCAGTACGCTGCTTCAATCGCAATCAGCGGTATCGAAGAGGCAAAGAACAACGGTGAGCAGGAAATCATCAACCTGCTGGAAGCCAAAATCATGCAGGCTGAAGAATCAATGCGTGAAGGTTTCAACCAGATGTTCTTTGCGGATGGCACCGGCAACAGCGGCAAGAACTGGAACGGTCTCGGTAACCTCGTTGAGGCTTCGGGCACCGTTGGCGGTATTGACCGTTCGGATAACACATGGTGGCGTTCAAAGGAAGAGAACACGGCAGGCGCTTTGACTCTTGCTCAAATGTCCACGATGTACAACAACGTGTCGGTGGGCAATGACCACCCCGACATGATTCTGACCACCCAAACCCTGTTTGAGAAGTATGAGGCGCTTTTGCAGCCGCAACTTCGTTTCACGGACACCAAGACGCTTGATGCTGGCTTCCAGAACCTGCTGTTCAAGGCTGCTCCGATTGTTTACGATGTGCACTGCGACAGCGGTGTTATGTACTTCCTCAACAGCAAGTACCTGACCCTCGTTGGTCACTCTGGTAAGTGGTTCGCACAGACCGAATTCGTCAAGCCCGAGGATGTGGATGCGCGTTATGCGCTCATCATGTGCTACGGCAACTTCACGGTTCGTAATGCTGCGAAGCAGGGCAAACTCACGGCGAAGACCGCCTAACCGGTAAAGGAGCACAACAATGCCACTCAAAGGAAATAGCACAAGCGGAGCGGTAACCCGCAAGCGCCTCGAAGCCTACATTGCAGCCAGTGAAGCGGTTGCCGAAGTAGCGCTTTCTGATGCGGCTGCAACTCTGACCGCTGCACAATTGTTGGAAAGCAAACTGTTCACTCAGACGCCGACCGCGGCTCGTACTCTTACGACCGCTACGGCGCCACTGATTGTGGCAGGGCTTGCCGATGAGGTTGCTGGCACGTCGTTCGAGTTCACGATTGTCAACAAGGCTGCTGCCACGCACGCGATTACGCTTGCTGGTGGTACTGATGTGACGATTGTGGGTTCGGCAACTGTTGCCGCTGCAACGTCGGGTACTTTTGTCGGTGTTATCCAGTCGGATAACACGGTGAAGGTGTACCGCAAGTAAGAGGAGAGGTTTGGGTGGGTGGGGGATGAAGCCCCCGCCCACCCGAAGCAACAAAAAGGAGATATTTGTGCCAATGCAATACAAGAATCTTGCTTCGCATGCTGGAGCCAAAGGTAAGCCTACATCGAAGATGAAGGCTTCAAAGTATCCGCCGAAGAAGAAGGCGGGTTCTACGAAGAAGGTGAAGAAGGGTTACTAAGTTACTGGTCCCCACCTCATGTCCACCTCCCTTCCGTGGGGTGGGGGCTTCTTCTAAGGAGAAACGGTTATGGCAAAGTCAAAGCCGCGAAATAAAAGGCCACTTCCAATCGGTGACGCCCAAACTGTTTATCGTGTGTCAAATTCAATAGCTAGGGGTAGTACCAACAATCGACTTTTCGCACCAACTTCGGAAGATTTATCTCGCGCAATGGGTCCAACGGGTTCACCGCAAGAGCGAAAACTAAGACCAGTAAAAATGCGCGGTGAACAGGACGCAAAAACCGCCCCAGACCGCGGCAAGCCAAAGCCACCAACGCCCAAAAAACCAAAAAAGCCGTCTATTTATCCGAAGCCTAAACCACCTCAAAATAAGGACAAAAATAAAAATCCTTTGAGTTTGAAGCCTTCGGTCAAATCACCAAATGGGGTTTGGACAATTCTCGGAACCAAGTAACGGGCGGGTCTAAGGGTGATGAACGCTAAACCAGCCTACGCTGCATACGGACAACCCGTCAACGACTACCGCCTTGCCGCAATCGGCACGGCGGGAGCCAAACTTCAGGCTGGTGGGGGTGAATACATCGGCAGGAACCGTTGCATTGCCAACGACGACACCTGCGAAGGACCAAAAGCAAAAGGCACCGACTACTGCATCGGGCATCTGCGAAACAAAAAGAAGGCTGACGAGTCGTGAATTTGGCTGAAGTGCGCACAATGGTGCGCGACATCTCCGACTTGGATACGGTGGATTTGCCGAACAGTTTGCTGGACACGTTTGTGAAAGAGGCGTTTCAGCGCATTATTGCTTTGGAACGCCGATGGCCGTTTTATCAAGAAACGTACACATTGAACACGGTTGCTTCTCAACGCCCGTACACGATTTCTGCCATTGGTGACATTCGGGAAATTATC